CCTGTTGAATCATATACAACAGCGTAACGTGCTGTGATTGTTGAAGATGACCAAGTGGTATCTGCAGCATCTAGAACGATTACGTTTGTTGCTGAATCATAGGTTGCTGTCTTTGAACCTAGTGTGTTACCGCCAGCAGTGTAGCCTGTACCTGAAACTTCGTATGTAGATACGTCGTTGTAGTAGTCATGAGCGTCCTGATCTGGAGTATAAGAAGATGTTAGAAGAGCTACCTTGATGGTATCTGTATCAAAATCAACTTCTTTGTTAAGTGCTTTAAGAAGGAAGTTACCGTATAGTTTTGATGGCATTATCTATCTCCTTACGCTGTCTTTTCAACAATTGCGAATGCATCTGCATCTGCAACTGCGAAACCACGGCGGATACGAGTCTTAAGAAGCACTCCATCCTTTGTAAATTCTGCATCACGTGAAACAACTGACTCTACTCCACCACGTACACCATTGATAAGCATCTGACGGTTACCGACGATGAGCAATGCGTTTCCTGCTGGTGAATCTGTTGCTGCTGCTGATGTAGCTGCACCATATGAAATTACCAATGGATATCCAAATAGAGATCCTGGTGTTCCTGCTAGTGGATCTGGTAGAACTAGATCGTTGTTACCCTTGATCATTCCACGAATTTCCTTAAGCATCTTTGGGTGAGCCATCCATACTGTGTTAGCTGCATCAAACTTTGATGAATCCTCAGCAATACCAAGGGCATTGTTAAGTTGTGCATAAGTTAGTGCTCCACCTGTTTGGATTAGGTTTGTTCCTGCAGATCCTGGTGATACTGCACGGTATAGAGATGTAAACGGCTGTCCGTCATCTCCATCTGCTGCTGCATGTACACCAAGGCATGCGTTGTCGAATTTGCGAGCCCAACGGCTTGCCCATTCTCTTTTGTAAACTGTTAGAACGTCTGGAAGAGAATCATTTAGATCTTCTTCTGATACGTGCATAATTTGTGCGTACTTACGTGCTGTCAATACGATCTCGTCTAGTGTAGCTGATGCTTCTGGGATTGTTCCACCCTCTGCGACTACCTGTGGAGCGTCTGACACGAAACGTGGTACAGTTTTTGTACGTGATGCCATGTTTTCACGACGAGCAAAGCGCTCAACTGCTGAGTTAGCAATTAAGTCTTGGATTACATTAGAACCCTGCTCTTCGAGAATATAACCATTGGCTTCTGTAAAGTCTGTTCTTGCCATGTTTGTTTCTCCTATTTTAAATTGAATTTGAATTATATGAATAGATTATCGTCTAATATATCTATGGGTGTAAGTCCAAACGTCCATTTGGAGGCTTATAGCCTTATTATACTAGATAATAGATTATTTATCTACCTAAAACAAGCATTGCTTGTCTTTGTGATGCAGATAACTTGTTATTTACTGGTGTGTTTTCAGCAGAGTCTGCTTTTCCCGCCACCAATAGTTTTGGATCAAATATTTCTGGAAAGTCCTTCTTTATTTGATTGATTTGATTATCTAGACCAATAACATTCAATTCTTCATCAAATGTTAATTCAGATAGAGTTAAATACTTAAACAATCTATCAGTTGGTCCTGCATAATGCTTAGATAGTTCTTGGATTACTTTTTCTTTAAGTAGTTTACTTGAGAACTTAGCACTTTCGTCTTTGAATTTCGTTATCTCTAGTTCAAGTGCTTCTTTCTCTTCTCTAAACTGCTTTGCATCCTTTTTAGCACGATCAAGTGCTGCTAAGACTGCTGCTGGATCTTTTATCTCTTCGGACGTACCATCTACCTGAGTTTCTTCCATTTTTATCCTATCTGGTTATTTCTTTCGGCTGCAGATTGTTCTAAAGCCAAGTTGTTTGCATTTATACCTGTTGATTGTAGCGATATGTCTTCTGTTGTTCCAGTTGCCACCATAGATTCAGCAGCAATTTGTGTTGCTAACTCTGGATCATATCCTAATTCAAGAAGGATCTGCTCTAGTGGCATTCCTACTGACTTCTTGCGTACTGCTACATCCCATTGATCAACCTCATCGACAATTTCTGCCTCTGCCCAATCAATATCAATTACAGCTGTGATTCCTTCTATCTTAAGCATGAACAAAAATAAATCTCTCCATGTAGACTCAAGAGCAAGCTGACGGTTCTTAACCTTCTTTACAAGTGGTGCTTCAGCTGCACGAAGTGCCTGACCTGAAGAAACATATGTGCCCTTTTGGAAATAATGTGTTGGTGTTGATGTAATAGCAGCCATTTGATTTACAAATTCATTAACAGGATCTGTAAATGTTTTTGGCTCTGCAGCTGGGAACTGCCCAACGTTTTGAACACCCTGTAAGTACCAAAGTTCTCCTGGACCATTTTTCAATGCACCAATATTTTCTCTGGCTGTATCTCCTTCAGAGAAGTCATCCATTTCTGCTATATTTCCACCACTTGTAAGTGCATAACGCTGTGGTGCACCCTGATAATCAACAGTAAGCATGTGTGTGTTTACAAGCTTGTTGATAGCATCTTGAGGACCGAAAGCATCTGCATGCTCTGGACGGCCATAAGGCTTATGTGTACGGAAGTGGAATACAGGAACTTCATTCCATGGATTAGGAATTGTCTCTGTTAACATGAAGTTAGATCCTTGTGGAGTACCCATGTTTTCAATTTCGCCATATCCAACATATTTCTCAATACGATCTGCATAATAAAGGTTCAAGTGGATCTCTTTTGTGTCATAATCAGCATATTGCCACATTTTAGCTGCAAACAGCTTCTTTCGTGGGTTCTCCTGATCATAAATAACTACAGTTGTAAGTGGTGAGTTGTAATCAATTGCTAACTTGCCTGTCTCATCTGGCCATACCATTGCATATGAATCTCCATAGATAAGAGTGTTTCTATGTATCTCATTGATGTCCAGCTTAATATCTGACTGCTCAAGAAGTGCTGCCATGTAAGCATCTGCTTCAGGTGAGCTTGTCTCAATCTGGTCTATCTCCAAGCGATTTAATACCGCATCTACTACTGTCTTGCTAAAATTAAAGCGAAAGTCGCTTTGGTTCTTCTGAAATAGCTTAAACCATCTCTGATTCAAAAAGACTTCTGGCTGTGTACCTTCGTAGTATGTCTCAGCACGGTTGTATCCATCTTTTCTATTCAATATATAGTCTAAGGCTAATCTAATATCATCAATCATATTTATCTCCTCAGATAGTTAAGTTGTTTGGCTATTACCTTTGGAGATTTATTATCCAAGAAGTAAAGTACGCCAGACACTACCGCATCAAGAACGTCATCGTGAGAGATCTTTGGGAAGCCCCACATCTGTTCTTCCAACGCAGGAAAATGTGCGGTATGTCTAATTTTTCCTTGTTGGTAAAAGTTCAAAGCTTTTCCTGCACGGATTTGCTTTGAAACACTTTGTCTTATAGATCTATATTTTACAGGAATATTTTTAAATACGTCCTTCCATAGATCACCGCCCTGGTTTGTTTCTACATAGATTACACCAGGTTGATAGATATCAACTAGCCCTGCGATTCTTTCTGCCAACTCTGAAGGAGACATCTTTACTTGGATGGCCTCTCTTACATAAATGAAGTCATCGTCGCCTCTGCTCAATACAGCTATGCCTGTATAGTCAGAAATCTTATTCTTTGTTACGGCTGGGTCGATAGATATGATCGTATTGCCGTATTCCTCTAAATCGCTAATAATAATATCTTGCTCTGTCCAAAAGTTGCCATCAGCATTAACTGGTCTGTTCATATAGTTCTTAGCAAAGTCACGTAGATGGCGTTGGGACTGCAGCCATTCTATAGGCCACTTCTCAGGCCATAAAGAGCGTTCTAAGCCATCATCTGCGGTCATGATAGCTGGATAGTAGTGGACATCTACGTTCTGGTCGCTAATCCACTCCAGTGCCTTGTCAGTCTGTCCTTCTGCATGCTTTCTAAATTCATCCATCATAGAGTTAGGCATAGTGGTAGTTCCTACAACAATCATGCGAGCATATATATTCATAGGAGCAATATCATCAAATACAGTTCTTCTTTGTTGTCCTGCCTGATATTCAGAGTAATTCTTCTCACCCTTTTCAATATCATCCAAAATAATTAAATCTGGACGAGTTCCAAATACCTTTTTACCCAAGGAGTTAGTATCAATACCATTTGCATCAAATATAAAGTTATTTTCTTGAACAATTCTCCAAGAGTTATTAGCCATGCTTCTACCTGTTCCTGCCAGCTTTGGCGTACATAGCTCAGGATAGTCAGCTCTCAAATATTCATTTGTATCAAGTTCATTTTTAAAAGTCATCAAGTGAGTCTCAGCTTGTGAAGCAGCATCAGAAAAAGCAGCTACGAATTTAATATGTCCATGAGCGGCGGCCCATAGCGGTAATATAAGAAATATCCAAGTAGACTTCCCGCATTCTCTAGGTGCAATAAATGCATCTCTATTTTGCTTAGGAGCATTTGGCTTATGTATCCAAGATTTACCATATTCAGCCAAAGCCCAGTGAAACTCAGAAAGAGTAAGTTCACCATTAGAGTTCTTTAAATGATGTGGCAAATATAGCAAAGCAAAGAGCATTGGATCAAATTTAGTAAGTTCAACACGCCCTTCAGAAATAGCCAATAGTTCTGGGTTTATGTCTGACAAATACTCTTCTAAGTTCATATACTCCTTTATTGGCATAACATCTAATTTTACTGTAGAAATTTATCTTCAGTGGCAAAAATTTATTTTTTTTTATTTTTTTCCTTTTGGGTGGTATACCTCAGAATTATTTAATCTATCTTAATATTATCTTTAATCAAATTGTTCCTTGCTTTGGCTTCATTAAGCATATCTACGATTGCTAAATCTGTGCCATCTTTGGAACGATTCTCATTTATATTAGTAGACTTACCTTCAATTAGATTGATTGTTTGAATTGCTTTATGAATAGCATTTGATAGTTTATTTATATCATCTGCAAGGAGATCATCTTCATATAGTTTCTCTACTGATCTATCTATTACTGCCTGTGCCGCCAATATTTTCTCATTGTCT